TTCAATGTAACTGGAACACATACTCATAATAGTGGATATTTTAGTGTTCCAACAGCACATGTTTCTGGTATAACATCGTTGCCAGATTCAAGCAATGTAATTATTACTTTTGTTCGAACTGGTGATAAAGGTGATGCTGGTGCACAAGGTGCACAAGGAGTCCAGGGTTCGCAAGGCATACAAGGTTCGCAAGGCGTGCAGGGCGCACAAGGTTTCCAGGGTGTGCAGGGTGCACAAGGATTCCAAGGTGTACAAGGCGAAATCGGTGCACAAGGTTCACAAGGATTCCAAGGACGACAAGGCGAAATTGGAGCGCAGGGCGCACAAGGCATACAAGGCGCACAAGGTCAGCAGGGCGATGTTGGTGCTCAAGGATCTCAAGGTATTCAAGGTGCTCAAGGCATACAAGGTGCTCAAGGATTCCAGGGTGTACAAGGAACAGTAGGAGCACAAGGAACAATTGGTGCGCAGGGCGCTGTCGGCGCTCAAGGTGCACAAGGTGTACAAGGAACAGTAGGAGCACAAGGAGCAGTAGGTGCTCAAGGTGCTGTCGGAGCACAGGGTGCTGTTGGTGCTCAAGGAGCAGTAGGTGCTCAAGGCGCTCAAGGATTTCAAGGTGTGCAAGGTACAGTTGGTGCTCAAGGAGCTGTTGGTGCTCAAGGTGCCGTTGGAGCGCAGGGAGCGCAAGGATTCCAAGGCGCAGTCGGTGCGCAGGGTGCAGTTGGAGCACAGGGAGCGCAAGGTGCACAGGGTGCAACAGGAGCACAAGGTTCTGTAGGTGCGCAAGGTGCTGCTGGCGCTCAAGGATCAGTTGGTGCACAAGGTGCTCAAGGCGTACAGGGAGCACAAGGTCATCAAGGTGTGCAAGGCGCGCAAGGTCGACAAGGTGCTGTTGGCGCTACAGCATATACAATTCCAGACACTGGTGGATCATCTTCCTGGATTAATCTAGGAAGTTGGACAACAGCCCAGATTGGATATACGCTGTATATGCGTATAGTTGCGCATGTCGGATTTAATGCAGACGCAACACAAAACCAAGTAACAGAGTTGTACTTTAAAACATCTAATGGTTCTTCAAATCAAGGTGGTTTTTATGGTGATGGATTAGCATTTAGAAATACATCACTTGGAATTAATAGTGGCTGTCCATCAACTATTCGAGTTGTTCAAAATAGCACAACATCGTATACAATTTATGGTAATTTTGGAAATTATACATATGGTTCGCATTATACAATTTCAATAAATGATGCTGGGTCTTGGTCGCACACTGGCACTTTAGTTTCTGCGCCAACTGGAACTTATATCGATATTACTTCAGCAACTGCAATTGGACCTCAAGGAGCACAAGGTTATCAGGGTGTTCAAGGTTCTGTTGGCGCTCAAGGTGCACAAGGTGCACAAGGTGCTCAAGGCGTACAGGGTGCAGCAGGTGCTCAAGGTGCAACTGGTACGTTTAGTGGAACTTTATCTAGTAATTTAAATACTGGAGATTATTGGTTTACTCACAATGATACCAATAGAAATCCTAGTGATTCTCCTTATTATCCAAATAGTGCAACGCGAGCGTTTAGATTTCATTTTGCAGGTGCAGGTTATACAGGCACTGGAGGAAATTACGCTGGTGTATTAAGTTATCACCCATGGGATGGAACAACAGGATCTACTGGTGATGCATCTTATCAATTAGCATTTGGCTCTACTGCGATAAACGGTGGCGGCACTCCACAATTGAGAATTAGAAAAGGTATTGATACCACATGGAATTCTTGGTATGACATTTGGACATCTGCTAACGATGGTTCTGGTTCTGGTCTTGATGCTGATACTGTTGATGGTTATGATGCCTCAAGTTTTGCATTAAAGACTGACCCAGAATTTACAAATGATATCACCACTTCCAGTGGTCAAGGTCGCTTTGGTGGTTGGTATGTTGGAACTGGATATACTGGTGCGGCATTTGAAGTTGGTATTAGTGGTGGTGAAGCATATGCATTAGCATACAATCGCGGTACAAGTTCATATTTGAATATGAATTTTGGTGCCAATGATTTCGAATTTTCTGGTCAAAATAGCGGTTTTGCTCATATCAATACAAGTTTCCGTGCACCAATATTTTACGATAGCGCAAATACCAGTTTTTATGTAGACCCTGCATCAGTTTCAAACATTTTCCAATTAAATGTTAATGGGTCTCATCAAAGTGGTTTCGGTATTGTTAAAGTAACTTCTACTGATGATTCTCTCGTATCTTTATCTACTAACAACAACGCTACTGCAGGAATAAGATTGCAAAATGCTCTTTCTGATGTAACGTTCGTCGGTAAAAAAGCGTCAAGTTCAAGTTTTGTTGTTGATCATGGGTTCGCACAAGCAAACGAAGAACTTATTGTTGACACTTCTGGAAACGTTGTTGCAAGAACTTCAATGCAGGCTCCAATATTTTATGATAGCAATAACACTGGATATTATATTGATGCAGCAAGCACTTCTAATTTAAACATCACCAGCACTTATCTAGGCGCAAGAGATACAAACGGTAACTGGAATACTGGTTTCCAAAATACTCCTGTATCATCTTACAATTTTCATGGTGATATTAGTACAGGTGGACCATCAGGTTCATGGTGGTTTTATGAGAGCATGCGCCATAGCAATAGCGGTAACTATTGGGGAACTCAAATTGCCTGGGGTTGGGAAGATAACGCTAACAGACTGTTTCAAAGAAATATTAATGCAAACACATTTAGCGCATGGGTTGAGTACCTAAACACATCAGGGCGTACATTTTCTGGTGATTTAATTATGGGCAGTTCGTTAAGAGCACCCATTTTCTACGACAGCAACAACACTGCATATTACACAGATCCAGCAGGTACATCTAGATTATATTCAATTCTTCTTCAGAACGTAATTGATTTTCCAACTTCTAGTGGCGCAAGTTCATCTCGCGGTTCTCCTTCTTATAACATTTACCAAGAAGCTGGAGCTTGGACGCATCCGTACCCAGACCTCTGTATAGGTTTCCATACAGGGTTGTCATTTGGCGCAAATCCAAGTTATCAAGGTATGCGTTTCTTTACAGATTATGATCTTGGTACACTAGTGTTCCAAGTAAATGGTAGTTCAAACTATCTTTACAAATATTATTGGATGTACACTAATACAACAGGATTTTATTCTGATACTAATGGTGCTCACTTCACGCCAAATACTGGTTCATCTTATGGTTCATGGCAGATCCAAGGTTCTAGAAACGGTTGGAGAGGAATACAGTTTTTTGAAGGTGGTAATGTCCCACACTTGATGTTTGACGGAAGCGCAAACGGTGGAATTTATTATGAGACTGGAGGCAGATGGGCGCAATATTACCATTATAGCAATGTTTGCCAGAGTATCAACACTTCTACATCATCTTCTTCTTATGGCTTATATGTCAATGGCGCAATCTATTCAACAGGTAATATCGTTGCATATTCCGATGCACGCAAGAAAGAAAATGTTGTTACAATTGATAATGCGTTGAATAAAGTTGACAATCTTCGCGGCGTATATTACAATAGGATTGATGACGAAACCAAAAAACGTCAAGTCGGTGTAATTGCGCAAGAGATTAACGAGATTCTCCCAGAGGTAGTTACCTATGCAGAAGATGTTGATGAATTTGGTGTCTCATACGGAAACATTACAGGTCTCTTGATCGAAGCAATCAAAGAACAAAACAAGAAAATGAATGCTATGCAGGAAACAATAAATAGTCTGTTGGCTAAATTGGAGAACAAATAATGGCATTGATTAGAGATTATGAACTTCCAGGAACAGGTGTGGTAGTTGCCAACGCATATCACGTTGTTACTTCTGTGGATGTTGAAAAACGCATAGCAGATATTCCACCACCACCAGACTCATCGCGACCAGACGGTTTAACAGCAGGAGCGCGTGGTCCAGAGGTTTATTGGAAGGCTGGATACATTGGTAAAATTGCTGTTACTGTTTGGAAAGATGCTGCCGCAAGAGCCAACAATGCTGCACCTCTTGGATTTATTGGTGTGAATCCAACAGATAATAAATACCATGCGAGTATTGGAACTGCTGGAATGGATCATATTTGCAAATTTTTTATCAATGTGAATTCAGTTGACAATCACATCACTCAAGCGTATAATCACTTGAGAACAACAGATTATTATGCTAACGCTGTAGAGGACTAAAAATGGCACTCACGTATTCTTGGAAATTAACAAGCATTAAAAAAACATCAAACTCGGCTCTCACCAATGTGATTGTTCAAACATATTGGCAAGTTACTGGGACAGACGAAGATGGTCTAGAGGGAACGTTTTCTGGTGCAACACCCTTTGATATTTCAAAAGTAGATCCAGAAAACTTTACTGCTTGGAATGATTTAACCGAAGAAACAGTACTCGGTTGGATCAAAGAACTTGTTGTTGGTGGTTACAAAGAACACATCGATCAGCAAATGCAAAAGCAAATCGACAGCAAGAAAAATGCAGTTGTGGAAGTCAGTGGTAACGATTTTCCATGGGCACCTGCTGCTAACACAGCAAACACTGCGAATACCTAATAGGAATTAAACCATGGCAATTACATATAACAATCCAGAAATTGCAAACAATGCAGTTTCCGTAGTGGTAACATTTACAAATGATCTTGGCTATGTGTTTTCAAGATCAATCAATGTTCCTTATGTAAATGGTGTGTTTGATCAAGCAGCTTGGACGCAACGTCTCGAAGATCATCTACGTGCTGTTATACATAAAAGTGACATTGGAGTAATCACGTTCGCTGACCCTGCAACGGTTGGCGATCCAGTTCCTCCACCTACTGTTGAAACCGCGAATACTTAATTGATAACTGAGGATAACTATAATGGACAATGTTCAAACTGAAAACGTAATTACTCTTGAGTTGGATCTAAACGAAGTGAATCTAGTTCTAGGTGCACTCCGCGAACTTCCACATCGTGTTGTGAATGACCTTCTAAACAAGGTTGTTGCTCAGGCACAGAAGCAAGTTCCTCCACAGGGAACCGCACCAGTTACACAGCAGTAACAAATAGGGGCAACGCCATTGCCTAAATACTTAGAATACACTATTCTAGGAAATTTTAATGGCGACCCCTACTTCTCGATCCCAATTAAAAGACTACTGTCTCCGTAAACTTGGATTTCCAGTAATTGATATTAACGTCGATGACGATCAGCTGGAAGATCGCATCGACGATGCTCTACAAAAATTTCGCGATTACCACTACGATGGTACAGAAGAAATTTATCTAGCGCATGCAGTTACTGCAGGGGACGTATCAAATAACTATATCACGGTCGCCGATTCTATAATTGGCGTTTCGCGTGTGCTTCCGATCAGTTCAGGGAGCATCAGTTCTGATAGTCAACAAGGATTTAACATCTTTGACATCAACTATCAGATCCGTCTAAATGATTTCTACAATCTACTCTCTAGTTCATACACATATTATGTCATTGCAAGAGAACACCTTGCGATGCTCGATATGATCGTAACTGGAGAATTGCCATTTAAGTATAATAAAAAAGTAAATCAAATCCAGATTCAAATGGATTGGGCAAACAGAGTTGCTGTGGGCGACTATCTTGCATTCGAGGCTGTTAGGATAGTAAATCCAGACACCTATAATAAAGTCTTCAACGATTCTTGGCTAAAAGAATATACAACTGCACTGTTCAAGGAACAGTGGGGAAGTAATCTGAAGAAATATGGCAACTTTGTATTGCCAGGTGGAATGGTCATAAATGGACAACAAATTTATGATGAGGCAGTTGTAGAACTCAAAGAGCTCGATGAAAAGTTAAGAGACGTATACGAATCTCCACCACAAATGCTAGTTGGATGATAAATGCCTGTTTCAGTTTATTTCAATAATCAAGGCGCAACGAGAGAACAATTTCTTGTTGAAGATTTAATAATTGAATCAATTCGGAACCACGGAATTGATGTCTATTATTTGCCACGCACATCACAGTCAACAATCGATGAATTGTTTGGTGATGATCCAGTAAAATACTTTAATCTTGCAATTAAGATTGATATGTATTTGGAGACGTTCAACGACTTTGAAGGTAACTCTGAGTTCTTTTCGAAGTTTGGTTTAGAAATTCAAAAGGCAGCAAAGGTTGCTGTTGCGCGCAGAACATTCGAACGACTATTACCTACAGGAATTCGATTGTTACCGAAGGAAGGAGATTTAATTTATCTTCCTGTTCAACAAAAATTATTAGAAATAAAAAAGGTTGAAGAAGAAAAAAACTTTTTCCAATTAGGTAAACAAGCACCATACATGTACGGACTAACAATTGAAACGTTTAGATACAATGGTGAGTTGATTAACACTGGTATTCAAGAAATTGATAATATCGCAGATAACAATGCATTTTCTGTTGAGTATACACTAAAAACAGGTGGCAGTGGAAGTTACGATGATATGGAACTTGTTTATCAGGGTGCTTCACTTGCCGCTGCAACAGCAAAGGGATATGTTTCTGAGTGGGATAGACCAAACAGAACACTTCGCATTAGAAATGCTAAAGGTATATTTGCTACGAACGTAGCAATTGTTGGAAGCACAACTGGAGCATCTTGGACACTCGATGGTGGTAATACACAGGAAGATGCTACGAGTGCGTTTGATGATAATGTTCGTATTGAAACAGAATCAGATAGTATCATAGATTGGAGCGAAACGAATCCGTTCGGTTCGAGTGACGAATAATGTTATCAGACAAATATTTTTATCATAGAATCACACGCAAACTTGTTGTTGCGTTCGGAACATTGTTCAACAATCTTCGAATGATTCGCTATGACAAAGCAGGCACAACAGAGATCGAAAGAATCACTGTGCCATTGTCATACATGGCAAAAGAAAAATTCTTTCAGCGTATCACGCAAGATCCAGGTCTAACGAAAGAAGTTCAGATCACTCTACCAAGAATGACGTTTGAACTTGTATCAATAACATATGATCCGCTTAGAACTAAATCAATATTCAACAGCGCATATAGCGCAAACACAAACACAACAATTAGATCTGCATACACGACACCATATAACTACGCATTTCAGTTAAACATCTACGTGCGTAACACTGAAGATGGCACACAAATTATCGAACAAATTTTGCCATACTTCACACCAGATTATACGCTCACAATTAATTTTAGTGATGTCGTTGGAGAAAAAATAGATGTGCCTATTGTTCTAGAATCAATAGACTATCAAGATTCTAGGCAAGTTGGCGAGCCTGAAGAATTGCGCACACTTATTTGGACACTCACATTTACCGTCAAAGCATATTTGTATGGACCAATCGAAACAAGAAAACTTATTCGTAAGGTTACTGCAAATACATTCGATTCATCTGTTTTACAAACAAACGAAAGAAAAATTAATCTTTCATCAGGTTCAGGAGATTATAAGATCGGTGAACTTGTTTACGAAGGTAAAACATTATACACTGCAAATTCAAGCGGATTCGTGGAAGCATGGAATAATACTGCAAATCAAATCATAGTAACTGATATTGCAGGCACACTAGAAGTTGGAAGAAAACTTACTGGTGCTGTTACAAATACTTCATATACAATGTCTTCGTTTGTTGCAAATAATAATCAACTTATGAACTTAACCGTAGCGCCAAATCCATCAACTGCTAATGCAAATGATGATTTCGGATTTACAGAAACACTTGAGCAATATCCTAACATTACATAATTTATGAGCGAAGTAGATAAAAATCTTGCCGAAATACTTAACACTGATTATATTCCTGCGGTAAAGGAAGAAAGCAAAAGTGTTACTATTCATGAACCAGACGGATCAGTTGCTAATCCTGATGCTGACTATTCTCGTTCTAATTATTATAACCTTATCGAAAGGGGTAACGAGGCTTTGGACGGCATTCTTGAAGTGGCGAAAGAATCGCAACACCCAAGAGCGTATGAAGTAGCAGCAAACATGATCAAAAATCTCTCTGATGTTACAGAGAAATTAATGATTCTACAAAAACAGCAAAAAGAATTACAGCCTAAAGATGCTGCTCCAACAAATATTAATGTCGACAAAGCAGTATTCGTTGGGTCTACAGCTGATCTATTGAAGAAATTAAAGAATGAATCTAACGACTAGAATGAAACATTATTTGGGTAATCCTAAACTCAAGAGAGTTGGGATTGCTCAATCGATGACTGAAGAACAAATTACTGAGTTCATCAGATGTTCTAAAGACCCAATTTACTTTATTGAGAATTATGTTAAGATTATTACTCTTGACAAAGGCTTCGTGCAGATTAAGTTATATCCATTTCAAAAAGAAGCTGTCACAGATATTAACGACAATCGTCGCGTCATAGTTAAGGCAGGTCGTCAGGTCGGTAAGACCACGATGGTTGTTGGATATATTTTGTGGTACATCTTATTTAATGAAGATAAGTTCGTTGCTATTTTAGCCAACAAAGCACCAACAGCACGCGAAATTTTAAATCGTATTAAAATTGCCTACGAAGCATTGCCTTTGTGGCTACAACAAGGTGTGCGTGTATGGAACAAGGGTGACATTGAACTCGAGAACAATTGTCGCGTGATGGCAACGTCAACGGCTTCTAGCGCGATCCGCGGTTACTCTATTTCATTACTGTATCTTGACGAATTCGCGTTCGTGCCAAGTAATATCGCTGACGAGTTTTTCACCTCTGTTTATCCAACCATTTCTTCTGGTACACAATCTAAGATTCTCATTTCCTCCACGCCAAATGGTATGAATCACTATTACAGAATGTGGACTGAAGCCGTTGAAGGATTAAATGGATTCACACATATTGAAGCCAACTGGCGTCAGGTTCCAGGTCGCGACCAAGCATGGGCAGATGATCAAAGGCGTATTCTTGGTGAGGCAAAGTTCTTACAAGAAATGGAATGCGAGTTTATGGGTTCAGCTGGAACTCTGCTGTCAGCTGCAGCTCTCAAGTCCCTTGCATTCGTTAAACCATTTCATGTTTCAGAGAATGGTATTAAGGTTTACAATCAGCCACAAGAGGGTCACAATTACGTTATAGTTGCTGACACTTCTCGCGGCAAAGGATTAGACTACTCAGCATGCGTAGTAATTGACTGCTCTATTCCATATAAAGTTGTCGCAACCTATAAAGACAATAACATCAGCCCATTGGTTTATCCATCAATCTTAAGA